CCGCCGCTTGCTCTATCCTGAAGTGATGCGCGAGTTCATTATTAGCCTAAGAAGCGGCGAGCTATTCCCTAAAATCTCAGAGGAAGGGCGGAAGACGATTGAAGGCTCGCTTGCCAAGTCGCCGTACTATGGCGAGGCATATAAAAAAGCCAATGAATCAATAACCGAAGAGTTTCTAAAGCTGAGGCTTGGAACGTCTGACACGTCAAAGGGTTTTGACTTGCTGAATCTTGCCTTAAAGCCGATGCCCGATGACTTCATCAAGTTTGGCGGCTCTCTTTCTACTTACGCGGATAGTGCTAAAGCGGCGGCAGAACGTCTCAACTCCATTAAGGTTAATCAGAGCGGTCAAGGCGTTGACGGTCAAGACGGCGGCGGAGGCGGGCAGCCAACGACGAATCCGCCTACGAAGAAAATCAGCTACATTACGCCCGTTCCGCGCCAGATACCGTCTGACGCGCTTTCGTCCGCGCACGCGCGGCGTGGTGAATCCCTCACGCTCACGTCAAGCGGCGGCGCGGGTGGCCGTTCTATCAGGGTTGATAAGGTTGAAATTAACTTTAACGGCAAGGTTGACGACCCCCAACAAGTGGCACAAAAAATCGTAGCCGGATTTGATGAAAAGCTTCAGGCTCTACAGGCGCGAGTAGATGATGACGACCGACTAGAGAGACGCCTAGCGGGTAGAAAAGGCATCCGAAAGGAGCGCGCGTAAGACCATGCCGCAGAGTAACCCGCACGCCGCCGTAGAGATATACGAAGCGAAGGAAGTTTTTGAAGGCAGCAAGAAAAAGACCGTCGAATCCAATAACGTCACATGGGATTCTTGGAAGCATCCCCGTCTCTTTACTAACGTCAATATAGAGCTTGTCACTAACGAAGCATCGCAAGGCGTCTGGCAATTATTTGACCCTGACTACAGGGTGCTGAATCTCTACGCGAAAAGCGCGGGCGTGCCACAGTTACACATGCGCTTTTGGCTCGGCTTTGGTCAGGAGTTGGGCGAGCCTGTCTTTAAGGGATTGCTGGCGCGCATCGAACGAAACGACACTAACACTACCTTTCGCGCCTATGACATGGGCTATAAGATGCGCTTGGAAAAACGCCCCGGCTATCATTCAAGGCTTGATGATATTGCTATCCTGAAAAAGCTTGCGGAGCGTAACGGTCTGAAGTTTGAGGGGCCGGAGAAGCCGCTGAAACTCGGCAAGCATGACGCGATGGCGCAGGGCGAGCAGAACGATTGGGAGCACGCGATGGAGCGGGCCAAAGATGCGGGGTTGGTTCTCTACGTTCGTCAAGACACTCTCTTTGCCAAGTATCCGGCGAAGCCAAGCCTTTTCCCTAAGCTGGCCCTGCTTTATGGTCAGGATTTTGTCACGCTGCACGGCTTCAATTTTTCCTACAAGTTGCCGGAAAACAAAGAAGGGCGGGCGAAGTCTAAAGAGATTCGCGTGCGGGGCAAGGGCGGCAAGAGACGAAGCGGCAAGTCTGGCGTGAGTAAGCGCGGGCATACGGACGTTTTACTCTGGCGCGACTTGCCTGATAAGCATAAGCATCACTTGGATGCGCGGGCGCAGGCTCAAAAAGAGCTAGAGCGCGAGCACGCGATTGAGGGGACTATCAAGCAGATTTCGCCGCTCTCGGATGCGCGGCCTGACGTGAGAGATACTATTCAGCTTTTAAACTTCGGCTCTTTCTTTTCCGGCCTCTACGTTTGCGATTCGGTCACTCACGATTTTTCTTCTAGCGGCCTAACGACTACCTATGATTTATACGCAGACTTGGCGGCAGAGATACAGTGATGCCTAGAAACCTTTTTGATTCTTCCGACGAGCAGAGCCAAAGGCGCGATGAATTGATAATCGGTCTTGAGGCGATTGTGGCCGTCAATAACGACCCCGAATTTCAACATCGCATCAAGGTTGTCATTCCTGTGCTTGATGAAGATTTAATTTATGACAACTGGGTTAAGCGGCTTGTCTGTTTCTCAGGCGGCGCGGGCTAAGGCGACTTTCACGTTCCAGAGCTAGGCAGCGAGGTTGTGCTGTTCGGTCGCTTAGGGCAGAAGCATAATCTTTATTACTCATCTGTCTTTAATGAAAACTTCATCGTTCCTGCCGACTTTCGCTCTCCGACCGTGCGCGGCTTCAGAACGGACGGCGATTATAAATCAATCGTAGAACTTGACCATCAAATCAGAGCGGGGCGGCTTCATATTGAAACCGATTCTTCTGTCCGCATCATTGCGCCGGGTGGCCTCTTCATTAACGATAAGAAGGTCTAAGATGCCTTTAACGCCTGACATTCCAGCGGCCAAGCTGCCGCACATTCCACTGCCGAATATCCGCAGTATTCCGATGATACCGGGCGTGGGCTGCGCGGGCGGCAACACCACAACGCTCATCGGCGAGCAGCTTGGCAACTTGCCAGACCTTGACGCGGTAAGGCACATCAAAGACTTGAAAAGGTATCTGGCAGAACAGATTGAAACTCTTATTGAGGGGTATGTGCCAGCGGCGCAGCGGCAACCAGTGTGGGCGGCGCGCGTTGAAAGGTACGTGCAAAGAATCAGCGAACTATTGGAAGGAATGAACGAACTGATTAGCGGAGTGGTGGCGGAGACAAATGCGTCAATCAATTTCGTGAACGGCAAGATTGGAGAGCTTAACGCGGCGAGAAGCGAAGCCTTGAGTCTTCCTGAAGCCGCGCGCTCTGCCGTGCAACGTCTCGCTCTTGAGCGGACTAATGAATATATCTCAGAGTTGAATCAGCAGAAGTCTCGGCTTGAGTCAACGATTAGCTGCCTTGCTTTGTAGTAAAGGATAAATAGAGGCTATGAGCGCGCAGACACCATACGAGAGATACGGCCAGCTATCGCCGGACACGGACGCACATTTACAAGAGCACGTTTATAAAGCGACTGACACTCTTTCGGGCTTAGCACATCGCTTCTATGGTGACTGGCGATTGTGGCGATTGATTGCCAACAGGAATAACATTATAGACGTGCGGAATATTCCAGTGGGAGCGACGCTCTTGATTCCTTTGAAGCCATTAGAGGGGAGAATCGGATAAGCCTGTCTAACCTTCCACCAACTTCCCACAGTTCTGCGCTATCAATTACTTGTTGCTCCCGCAATGCTTATCTTGCTCCCATCGGTTATTTCTTAAAAATAACTATTGGCCTTTCTAATGGAGAATGGCATACTGTCTTTCAAAGGCTATTCCACTCGATAGCCTAAAACACAATCAAAAGTTCAATCCTATCTACTGCCCCTTAGAGCCATCAAAAGGAGTAAATGTTTATGAACTGTCCAATTCAACACTGCGGGTCTGACGACGTAAAGAAGGCGCGCATGGTGTATCTGACCAGCACTACGCTGACCACTGCCAAAGGCACAAGCTCTAGCCTGTCATTAGCTTCAGGAGGCGTAACTATCGGCGGCGGAACAAGCCACTCGAAATCAAAGGCACAGTTGATGCTCGCCTTTGAGGAAAGCATTCAGCCACCGAAACCGCCACCGAGCGATATTGCTGTCTTGCTAACGAGTCTCGGCATTGCGGCATTCCTCGCCCTTGCGCTGATGGCATGGCTGAAACTTCAAGACGGCGCGTGGTTTTACTGGTTCTTCACCCCGATTGGCGCAGTCTTGGCGCCTCTCTTCTATTGGGGTTCGTTGGGGGCATGGGATAGGCACCGCGAACTTGACAGGCTTTATAACAAAACGTGGATATGTCTGAGATGCGGGCATACATGGCGCGTAGAAGATTAGATGATAGCCGCAGGGCTGTAGTGCTTTTCGACTTTCAACTTCGCGCAGAATTGACCTGTAAGCCATTCAGCCATCCCGCAAGACTCACCGCATTCTGAAAATCGTTTGTGGATGATTTTTGCAGTTTTGAACGGCTATTGTGCTGATAGTCGGATAGCAGTTTTGCCATCCCTTCAAATAAAAGCCTTGCCTCTGTTTCTAACTTAGATTACTCTCGCCGCTGACATAGCGCCCCTCTTGCGGGCATGAATATTTTATAGGCTCATTAGCAGCCCGTCGCGCATCAACGCGACGGGCTTTCCCTTTATGAATTCAAATTCCAAAGAAACAGACCAACTCCTCCAAGGAGAGATATTGGCGAGCAGCAAGCTCGGCAGCTATATGTCTTTCGCTTTTGGCCTCTCTCATGGAACGCCAAATAATCCGTCGTGGGTGTGGGAGCAGCTGCGCTGGAATCCGTGGCTGGCGATGGCCGTCTATGACGACCTCGAAGATAAGGATGACATGATCGCTTCTTGTCTGGATACCAGAAAAGAGGCTGTGCTATCGAAGTCGCGGCGTGTGTTGCCTGCCAGCAAGAAACGTCAGGACGTGGCTCTCGCCTCGTTTATTGAAGAGACCTTGGAGGGTTATTTCGACGCGACGGACGGCACGCGATTGGGTCTCGACAGCTTTTTATGGGAAGCGCTTGACGCAATCTATAAAGGCGTCGCCATCGGTGAGAACGTCTTCAGTGAGTCATCGGATCGCATCTTTATCAAAGATGTGAAATTCAAGCCGCAACATCTGTTCACCTTCGGCGAAGGGATGATGGCGGCCTACTCGACCAGCACATACCCTTATCCCCAAACCGGCCCATTGCGACTGCGGCCCGGCATCGTCGCCGAAGGCTTGAGCGGTGGAGAACTGCTGCTGGAAAAGAAATTCTTCGTCTTTTCATTCCGACCGCGCTACGGCAATCGTTGGGGGTCGCCCTTGGGCCGACGCGTTTTCTGGCCGAGTTGGTTTAAGCGCGCGGACGTGAAGAACTGGCTGCGCTACGGCGAGAAAGGCGCAGGCTCGGTCGTCGCCAAATATCCGGGCGGCGCGTCAACCACGGAAAAACAACTGGCGCTTGATGCGGCGCGTGCTGTAGTAGAAGAAAGCGCCGTCGCAATCCCTGATAAATTTCCTCTTGAGTTGCTGGAACATGTGCGCGGCGGCGGGATGGGTTCGGTTTTCCGTGAACTCGCGGATGACTTCTGCAACAACGGCATCGCGCGCGTAATCCTAGGCCAGACGTTGACGAGCCGGGGCAGCGAGGGCGGCGGCAGTCGCGCTCTCGGCGAAGTTCATGAGCGCGTCGCTGGCCGCAAGACCGAGGTGGACGCGAAGAGCTTGATGCTGGCCGTCAACACTCGCCTTGTCTGGCCGCTCCTGCTACTCAACAAAGCCCCGGTCGCACAGCCGCCAGTGTGGACGATTGATTATGAACCCGGCGCAGACCTCGATGCCCTGTCGCGGATGATTCAAAGGCTCTGGCAAATGCATGTGCCGATCAGCCGCAACTCCATTTACAACACGTTCCCGATAGAGGCGCCGACCGACGAAGCTGATACGTTGGAGCCACCGTCGCAAGGTCAGGAGGATTTGAGTCCGAGCGATAGCGGAAGCGGAGGCGACTTCGCTGAAGGTCAAAAAAAAAAGCCCGGCGCACTATCGAGCGGAAAGTCGAGCAGGCAGCAGAGCTTGAGGATGGAGCGCTTTCAAAAGCTGCGCCCCTCTGGGATGCGGCGCTCGGCGGGATAATTTCGGAGCTTGAAAAGTTTGACGGCCCGGCGCGTGTGCCGGTGATGTTCTTTGCAAAGTTTGTCGGAACGTTCGACCCAATCTTCGTTGTGATGGGAGACGCGCTGCTCGCCTCTTACCTACTTGCGCTCGATCAAGTTGACGGCGAAGTTGAGAGCGGGCAATTCGCCGACGAAGAGTTCTTCAGCTTTGACCTGCCACCGGAAGAGGCAATCAAATATTTCCGAGACAAGCGCATCGTCAAGAGCAAGGAATTTAATGACCTGCGAGACGAGGCGCGCTCAGCAGCATTCACTGTCGGCGGCATCTATCGTGATGATGTGCTCGAAGCTTTCAAGGCAGAGATGGCCCGCGCGCTCGAAGAGGGCACGCCTCAGCGCGAGACTATCAAGCGCTTCCGCGCGATTCTCGACGGGGCTGGCCATCGAGAGCTTGGCGCGTTCCATCTGGAAACAATCTTCCGCACAAACATGCAGATGGCGTATGGCGTAGGCCGTCGCCGCGCGCTGGAGAGCGTCGCCGATGGTCTGACGTTCTGGCAATATCATGCGGTGCTCGATGACCGCACGCGTCCACAACATGCCGCGCTCGACGGTCTGATTCTTCCGGCCATACATGAATTTTGGAACGAGCACTATCCACCTTGGGGATTTAATTGTAGATGCACCGTGACGGCGCGGCCTTTCATCCCTGACGATTACAACCACACGAATCCGAGCGGAGATGCTGAGATTGCTTATGACAAAAAGGGCAACCCGGCGAAGGCTGAAGTCGGAACGTCGGTCGTTGATTTGCAGGTTGGAAAGTTCAAGGGTGTGCCGCCGCAGGGCGGATTGAAGAGCACGATTGAAGGCGCGGCGCAACGGGCGAAAGCGAGCAGGAAGAAATGATCTGGCGGGCCTTTTGGGGAAAGGTATGGCTTATAAGTGAACGTACCGGAATACCACTGGGACGCTTCGCTCCGTTTGTGTTTAATCAAGTGATGGAGCTTCATGAGCCGAAGTGCTTGAAATAAAATTTAGCAGTTGCGCTTAAATGGTTTCCGTTTTATGTTGAGCCTGCGACCCTGCTGGCAAGCTGGTTGCCCTTTGATATGGCGCAGGGGAGCGCGGCCCCAGGCTTGACAGCAGCAAAGGCAAGCGGCCCCTGCGCCAGTTCGGAGCAAGGCACTAAGCAAGCCCTCTTTTCTCTTAGACGAAAATCGCGCAGATTTGACCTGTAAGCCCTCGCTTGAAAAATACGTCTTACCCTACGTGGTTTTCAGGCCGCGCGTTTGTGGATGATTTTGGCGCCGTTGGAAGGCATTTTAAGGCCAACTTTTTGAGAGTCCTGATATGGTTGTCCCGACTTCTGAAGCCGTCACTGTTAATGAGCAACCTGAAGACGTTCAGGTCGGCATCGAAATGGTTGAAATCCTCTGCAAGTTTTGCAGGCGGATTCAAATGGAAGTCAGCGACGATGCTGTGGTGACGGCGATCCGTTGGAGATGCAAGTCCTGTAAGAACTGGAATTCTTTTGAGCTTTCCCCTCAGCCTCCAGAGTGCGGGCGTGGAAAGCTGAAAATTAAATTTATTCCCATGGGTGGCCGAGACCGGCAGTCTGCGCGCCAGTGATTATTTGATGCTCTTATCTGAATGACGATGCAACGCAGGGGGAGACGAGGGAAGATAAGCATGATTCAGCCTACGCCTATCGAGGTAAATGCCCTGATGAAGGTGTCAGACCGCTTAGGCTACGGGGTTGAAACGTAGTACATGACTCGTTCCAACTCGTCTCCCATTTTTTGATAGCGCCTCTATACGAGGTCTGAAACTGAACGGCTCAAAAGCAGCCCGCTGGTTCAAGCGAACCAGCGGGCTGCTTCTTTTTTTATGGACAAGTCAAACAAAGGTTTCGCCGGTAAGTGGGTGGACATCTTCTCAACCGGCACTCATACCGATGACAAAGGCAATAGCCACGTCATTGATGTGAGCTTTCTTGAGAGTGTCGCGGGCAATCTCAATCCTGCTTTGCACGAGCCGCCCGCTGTCATCGGCCATCCTGACACAGACGCTCCGGCTTACGGTTGGGTGGATGGCCTGCGCGTTGACGGCGATTTGCTGCAAGCGCAGTTCTATGACGTTGACCCGGACTTCGAGGAGATCGTGCGCAAGGGCCGATACAAGAAAAGGTCGGCTTCATTCTATCTGGACGCGACCCTTGCTCCGGGCGGTCGCGTTCCTTCTTTACGCCACGTCGGATTTCTAGGAGCAAAACCGCCAGCCGTGAAGGGCTTGCGCAACGTTGACTTCAACGAAGGTGAGGCGATCACTTTCGAGGACATAAATTTTTCGGAAGGAGAAAGTATGACAGATGACGAGAAAGTGAAAACCACCGTCCGCGAGTCAATCGCAGAGTTCTTCAAAGACCTCTTCAGCTCGAAGGACAAAACGCCAGCCAACTTCAGCGAGGCGGATGTGAAGCGCATCGCGGCGGAAGCTGCGCAGGCGGAGACAGCAAGCTTTGCTGAAGAGAATAAGACCTTAAAGGCGCAGCTTGAGGAGCTGAAGACACAGGTCGCAACTCAGTCCGGCGTGACAACGCGCGGCCAGATCGTCGCCTTCTGCGAGAGTCTCGGCAAGTCGAAGTTTCCCCCGGCCTTCATGAATCTCGGCGCGGTCGAATTTATGGAGCGACTGGCGACTCTGCCCGGCGACGTGAAAGTCTCGGTTGTCAGTTTCGAGGAGACGGCTGGAACGAAGAAGGAGATTAAGACCGAGAGCACGCTGCTCAAATGGTTCCAAGATTTCCTGACGAACATCGGCCCAGTCGTCCAGTTCGGCGAGCAGTTCAGCAACTTGTCCGGCAATGCTGAAACACCGACTGACCCGGACGATGTGAATAAAGTGAAGAAGGGCATGGGCATAACGCAGACTGAAGGAGGCGCAAAGTAATGCCGACCACTGTGACTGAAACTTTTGAGAGACGCGAGCCGCTGGAAGCGACCAAGCCGGAACTCGCCGTCATTCTCCCGCTGACCATTGCGGACGGCTTCAAGGTCGCGCGCAAGGATGTGGTCGGCGTCATCACGGCGTCGGGCTTGGGCCGTCGTCGTTCGCGCACAACCGCCACCGGCGCAGGCTTCGCCACCAACTCGGCGGTCGGCCATGTCACGGATGCCTCTGTCTGTGCTGCCGATGACGTGCTGAAGAACGCCGCTGGCACAACTATCGGCACGGTGCTGTCTGTTGACGAAGACGCCAACACCGTGACGTTGACCGGCAATGCCGCGGTCGCGGTCGCGGCTGGCGCGGCGGTGCTCGGCTCGGACGGCTCGCAGGTTGCCGCAGCCATCGCAGACAAGGGAAGCGACGGCGTGGGCGACACGCGAATCTCTGTCTATATCGCTGGCCTCCTGAAAGAAGCGGGGCTGCGCGGTCTTGATTCCACAGCGAAGACGGAACTCGGCGGTGTGAGCACTGTCGGGGGAATCTTCAAGTTCTGAGAAAGAACTGAGGTTAAGGAGAAACGATGAGCATACTTTATAGATTCCCCACTAACGTCACGATGGAGGAAGCGACGCAGGAATACGTCATCAAGCATGAGGAGTTCGAGGGCGAAAAAATCCTGCCGCTCGTAGAGGTGATGACGCAGAGAGTCAAGTGGGACGAACGCGATGTTGAGCGCGGCATGACAGCGCCGTCCAACTTGAAAACCGACCCCCGCATTGACACGCGCCCCGGCTCGGTCACTCGTGAATACACGCCGATTCCTTTCAAGGAGACGGACGTGATGGGCGAAGACGAACTGCTTGAGGCTCGCCAGTCGGGGACACTTGGCGGCGTCATTGACCTGCATGAAGAGGTTGGCCGAATGATGCGCGCCCGCGCCGACAAGACGTTCATTCGGATGGAGTGGCTGCGCTGGCAAACTCTTCAGGGCGAGTTCACTGTCAACGAAAACGGCGTGTACGTTCACGAGGAGTTTCCGATCCAGACCTATGACGCGCTTGTTGATTGGGATGAGCGCACAACCGCTGTCCCGCTACGCGATGACAATGCCGTGGCCATGATGTTCGACGGCACGGGCGCATCGCCGGAGGGCGCGATTGCTTACTGCAATCAGAAAGTCCTCAACTGGAGACTGGAGAACGCCAACCCTGAAGACCTCGGCGGCTATCGCAAAGACAACACGAACCTAACGTTCAGCCTTACCCGGATGAACGAGATCGCCGTTGACCGTGGAACGGCGCAATACAAGCTCTATAACAAGGGCTATCACGACCGCGCGGGCGCGTGGCAGAAATTCATCGAAGACGGCAACGTCGTCGTGGTCGGCAATCGTGGCGCACAGAAGGTTGGGGACTTCGCTTCTACTCCCAGCTTCCACCGCCTCAAGAATGGTCAACCTGCGCCGGGCATGTTCAACGTCCTCGAAGTCAATGGACGCGGAAATCCGGGCGCGGTCGAAGTCAGCGCGGCTGACCTCGGCGCTGGCAGGAATCCGAACATCGCCAACACTGGCGGCATCTACGGCGGCACGCGCCTGAAGTTTCCGCGCTCCGTTATCAAGATGATCGTCAAACACTGAGCGCGATAACGAGGGCGAGATAGTTTTTAACTACGAGGTGCGTGATGGGAAAGAATCAGCAGGCGGGGCAGGCGAAGGGTACATCATCTGGTGCGCCCTCGCCGTCTCCCGGCGAGCAGGATGCGGCGGCGCAGCAGCGAGCCGCAGAGGAAGCGCGGTTGACTGCCGAAGCGGAGCAGCAGGAGCGAGCACGGCTGGCCGCTGAAGAGGCCGCGCGCCGTGAGGCTGAAGAGCAGGCAGCGCGCGAGCGGGCTGAAGCGGAAGCTCGACGGCAGCGCGAAGACGAAGAAGCCGCGCGGCTGGCTGCTGAAGAAGCGTCGCGTCGCCTGGCCGAAGAGGAAGCTCGACGCCAAGAGGAAGAGTCCCGGCGCCTAGCGGAAGCTGAAGAGCAGCGGCGGGCGCAACGGCCACGGCGCGTTGAGGTGCTGGTCGGGCAACTCGGCCCGTACCAGAAAGGCGCTGTCACGGACGACCCGCTCGCCGTCGCATGGCTCAATCGTCCGGGCGGCAGCAGGCTCGTGCGTGAAGTGAAGGAGTAAGAGCTTGCCTTACATCACACAGGACGATCTGGTCAAATCCGTGGGCGAGCAGCAGCTCATCAAGTTGACCACTGACAACCGCAACGCGACCGAGGTTAATGCGGATCGCGTTGCGGAGGTCATCGCGTATGCAACCGGCACTGTGGATGCCTATGCACGCACACGCTACTCGCTTCCGCTGCCGGTGACGCAGATGGTCAAGTCACTCTGCCTGCGACTGGCGGTCTTCAAGCTCTATGAAGAGCGCGCCACGTCAGACGAGGGCATCTACAAAATCAAGCGCAACGCGCATGACGATGCAATGAGCTTTCTGAAGTCGTTGCGCAAAGGGGAGGCGGCGCTTGATGTGCCAGCGACCGAAGAGACGAAGACGAATCCGGCTAGCTCGGATGAGGTGCTCAAAGGCAATTCAAAGCCGGTCTTCACTGATGAGAATTTGGGTGGCTACTGATGGCTGACGAACTTCAGGGCTTATCGAATCTGATTCGCCGGATTCATCAATTGAAAAGCGACACGCGCCACACCGAGCGCGCGATGGCCGAGGCTGGCGCTTACATGCTCGGCAGTATCGAAGAGGACTTTCGCTCGCAAGGGCGTCCGCAGAAGTGGCAGGCGCTTGCGGCGAGCACGCTGGCCGCACGGCGCGGCTTGAGGCGCGCAGGCAAGGGCCGAGCGCGCGACAAGCAGGGGCGTTACGCAAAGAAGACATCGGGTGGCGCGCAAATCCTGATTGACACAGCCAAGATGAAGAACCAAATCGCATTCAAGGTCATCGGCGGCGGCGCTGGCGTCGAGATCGGTTTGAATGCGAAGCAGGCCCGTCGCCAGCAGTTCGGTTATCCGAAGGGCGAGGGGCGCGGCCACTCGCCGACTCCGGCCCGACCGTTCCTGCTCTTTCAGAGAGAAGACTTGGATTACATCGGCGGCACAATTTTTCGGCGGCACCTTGCGAGGGAAAGATAAGGTTTCGAGATGGCCAGAGCGACACGCAATTATTTTCTAGAGTTAGTTGATGCCGGACGGAGTTTTTATAACGACGTGCGCCGGATTGTTGCTGCCGTGGCAATTGTGGCGAGCGGCAAGAATCCTGACGGCTCGAACTTCATCACGGCGGTTGAGCCGGTTGATGGCGACACGACGGGCGCGGTTGAAGCAGCAAAGGCGACAGGCCAACTGTCTTATCGCCATCCTAATCCGTCAAATGGTGAAACCTGTAATGTTAATGGAGTGGTATTTACGTATCGCAATGCGCCGAGCACAACAACAGATGTGCAAATCGGAGTAAACGCAAACGCGACTATCACGAATCTCTACAACAAACTCGCATCATCAACTAATGCCGCGCTGACTGTTGCTAATTACAGTAATGCCACACCAGGCGTGATTGACGTTGAATACAAGATCGCAGGCGCGGCAGGTAATAGCTTTACATTGCCAGACCCGACAGACATAGACGCATTCACTGCTCCGAGTGGTGCGACGTTGAGCGGCGGCGTTGACGCGGTTGCCGATCCTGTTGAGCCTCTTCTGCCTGTGAGCCTCCGCTTGAGCAGAGCAGGTGGCAGCGTTGAGGGCGGCACGGTTGATAATCCGCTCGCGCTCAAAATAGTGGATGGCGCAGGACACGAACTCACGCTCATCAGCGATGAGAACGGCGGATGGGTGATTCCCGTCAAGGTTATCCCGTAATGGAACACGAGATTGATTTCTACATCATCAACATCGAGGACGCTGCAATCGCGGCGCTGGAAACCCTCGTGCCGGTGACGGCAGAAATCGCGCCCTATGGCGGCGAGCTTGATGCCGGAAAGGTGACGGAGATTGTTGAAAAAATCTCTCCGCGCTTTCCTCTCTATCTCGTCTCTTACGCTGGCGGCACGGATACCAGGGAGAATCAAGTTTCGCCCGTTCCGGGTTCGCCGTGGTTTATGCGCCACGACTTTGATTTTGTGGTCGTGGTGGCAGACGCGGACGCGCGCGGCGAAGACGCGCAACGCGCAGGGGCTTATTCGATGATTGGCCTCACGCACCGCGCGCTCGCCTTCCGGCAACTCGTCGCCGTCCTCAACGCAGGGGAAGAAGATGAAGAGCGCGTCTTGTTGAATTCCGGCGAACTGATTCCGACCGATGTCGAACACGTCATGCACTTGCCGGATGCGACGGTTTACGCAGTCCCGTTCAAAGGCTATTTCAAGTACCTCAGCCCGGATCGCAGCGACCCGGCTCAGGAAATCAATAGCATCGAGTTTGAAATTCACTTGCTGACTTCCCGGCGCAACGTCAGTGGAGCGCCCGGCGTCTTTGCCACGGTAAAGGAGTAATTGATGGACAGAATTATCAATAATGAATTGCAGCCGCTCAACCTCGAAAATGGCGTGCTGTTGCCAGCCGCAGGAACGCCAGAGGCAGGGCCGAAGGAAGTCGAGCTGAGCGAGTTGGATCGACAGCGCTATGTTGAGACAGGCCGAATCACAGTGCTTAAGCTGGCTGCCGCAGAGCAAACGACCAGCGCGCCTGCGTCGCCGTCGCAACCTACGCCGTCTAAGTCTACGACAAAGGAGAGGAACTGATGTCAGCCATTATCGGCAGCGTCGCGCCCGGCGTGCATGCTCGCGTCAATGCGGGGCAGATCACTCGCCCCGCTCCACTTGAATCTCCATCAACCGCGTTCGCGGTCGGTTACTCTGGATGGGGGCCAATCAACACGCCCACGGTTATCACAAGCTGGTCGGAATACGTCCGCACGTTCGGCCCGTTCAACGCCAACAGCTTTCTGGATGATTTCTGCTACATCTACTTCAATCTCTATCCGGGCACGCGCGCCGTCCTCTGCCGTGTCGTCGGGGCAAGCGCGACGGTCGGCACCCTCACGCTACTGGACGCTAACGATGTCAACACGTTGCGCGTGGATGCGAAGTATCCGTCGAGCACGGTTGATGTGCGTGTCACGGTGGAAGCGGGAACGCAGCCGGAGACGTTCCGGCTCATCGTTCGCAGCATTGCGCTAGGCACGCCGCGCGAAGTCTACAACGACCTGACGCTCGATGCGACATCAATCACGCGCGTGAATCAGGCGTCGAATCTGGTCAAGCTGACCAACATGAACAGCGTGACGGAAGCCCCTGACAATCTTCCCGCGCCACTCGCCGAGACGGCGCTGTCGCAGGGCAACGACCAGTTCGGCAGCGTCTCCGCGTCAACGATGATAGGCACGGACAACGGCACGACTCGCACAGGGCTGCAAACTTTCAACTCAGAGGACTTCGGCCCCGGTCAAGTGGCCATTCCCGGCATCACGACCGCTCCGGCGCATGCGGCTCTGATTGCTCACGCCGAAGCTTTCAATCGTCTCGCGCTGCTCGATGAAGCGCTTGGCGCGACGAAGAGCGATGTTGTTGCGACGCGTGCGCTGTATAGCTCCTCAAATGCCGCGATTCACTGGCCGCGCCCGCAGCTGCTCGACTTCGCTGGCTCAGGACTCCTTAAGTATTACCCGACCAGCGGCTTCATCGCTGGCGAGTGCGCAAAGGCTGACCTGAAGGTTGGCCCTCATCGCGCGCCCGCCAACCTCGGCCCCATTCCCGGCGCCCTCGATGTTGAGCGCACGAGCGGAGGCCAGCCGCAAACCGACGTTGAAGCCACGCGCGCGTATCTCAACGACAATCAGGTCAACGTCATCACGCCGCTCTATCAACAAGGGGTCAAGGTTTATGCGGCGCGTGTGATGAGCACTGGCCTTGTGCAGATGATTCACGAGGCGCGCGTGCTCTTCCTGCTCTATTACCAGCTGAAGAAGGATTATCAGCAGCTTCCCTTTTCTGTGGTGGATGGCACTGGCCGTTTCTTCCGCGAGGTCAAGTCACTCACGGAAAGCCGCCTGCGGACTCATTACAAAGCTGGCGCGCTGGCCGGAGCGAAAGAGTCCGAAGCCTTCATCGTGATCTGTGACCGCACAAATAATCCGCCCGAAACACTCGACGCACAGCGCGTCAACGTGCAGGTCGGCGTCCATATCAGCGGGACGGCTGAAGTGATCTGGCTTGATCTTCAATACGTTCCCCAAACGCAAGACTTGAGCGTCTTGCAGAACTAGAGAGGTGACATCTTGGCAATTCAAAGGCCGGTCGCGGAAGGGCGATACATTCTGGAGATAGACGGCGTGCAGGTCTTCGCCGCTATGGAAGCCACGCCACCAGGAAAGAAACACACGCCTGTCAATTATCAGCCCGGCAACCAGAGGAATCCACAGCCTCTTCCCGGCAACTTCGTGATCGAAGAATGCACATTCAAGCATGCGATGGTCATCAATGAAGTCGGGCTAGTCCTCGTGGATTGGCTGAACGGCGTCGCCAGTGGTGATTTTGTTGAGTATAAGAACGCTCGCTTTCTCACGCTGGACGAATCGGGACGCACGCCGATTCAAACATGGGAGATGCTGGAATGTCTGCCGACGATGTTCAAGCCCGATAACGTCTCAGGCACAGGCACGAACGTTGCGAGCTTCTCCTTCAGCCTTCAGCCGACCGACGCGTTTTTGGTTTAACGGAAGCGAGGTGGCAGGTGAATACAGCGACCGAGACACGTTTAGCGAAAGTCCATCCCGAACTGGCAAGGCGAGTGCGCGACCTGATTACCGCGCTCGCTTTGCAGGGGCACACGGTTGAGGTGGTTCAAGGCTTGCGCACCTTCGCCGCGCAAGATGCTCTCTTTGCGCAGGGCCGAACAAAGCCCGGCCCGGTTGTGACGCAAGCGCGTGGTGGCCAATCGAATCACAACTACGGACTCGCCGTTGACCTTTGCCCGTTCGTGAATGGGAAGCCGGACTGGAACGCCAAGCCTGCGGTGTGGTTCGCAATCGGCACAGAGGCCGTCAAGCAAGGGCTTGAGTGGGGCGGCAATTGGAAGAAGTTCATAGATAAGCCGCACGTTCAACTTGGCGGGCTATCGGTGGCGCAATGTCAGTCGCTCTACAAAGGCGGCGGGCTAGAGAAAGTTTGGGCGGCGGTCAAAGTGTAAAGGAAAACAGCGATGCTGGAAATTGTTCTCGACGGCGGCGGTTATACAGATGGCAAAGGCACGCAGCACAACCACGTAACGTTCGATAAACGTCTCGATGGGGCCGCGCTCTTTGCGATTGATGAAAGTCCGATGGCTACAGTGTCAACGCAATTGGAACTGATGAGCGTCGCCGCGACGATTACCAAGTTCGGCACACTGACAATGCCGGTGCCACTCGATGTGCTGCTTAAGCTGGACATCGAGGACATTAGCGCTCTACGCAAAGCGCACAATAGATTCATGGCCGATGGCGTTGGCGAGCGTCAGGTTGAATTCCCTTCCGACAATGAAGTCAAGCTGGCCTTCGGCTATCAGGACAACGGCGTCGCTTACACGCGCTTTACCTTCGGCGTGCGGCTTAATGGTTACGATCTGGTGGCGGCAGATGAGAAAGGCAAAGGCTACGCTGAAGGAAATATGCGCAGGGAGTATTTCCTCATCGGGCGAGAAATCACCAGCATCACGACGGATGATGGTCAATACAAGCTCAAAGGCCCATTGGATGTGTCCCTGTTTGAAAAGCTCGATGCTGAAGACTTCATGAGTTTGAGGATTGCCGCCACTCGTTGG